AGAGATTGGCTCTGTCCCATACCAATCAGCAGCAGGCACAACTGCAATGCTAGCTAATGGCACGGCGGGGCAGGTGTTGCAAAGCAATGGGACTACGGTTGCGCCTAGTTGGGCGACTGCTTCATCTACGCGAATACAGCCAATCTCTGCTTCGGTTGCTGCAAGCGCATTGACCATATCTGCATCTGCGTTGAGTTTAGATTTTCGTTCAACAACATTGGGCAGCGGAACAGTTACTACTGTTTCTGGAACACCAGCTAATTTAGTCATCTCAAGCGGATCAACGCTAGGCACAGTCAGCGCCCAGCAATCACGCATTGTTGTGATAGCAATGAATAATGCTGGAACAATTGAATTAGCTACTGTAAATATTAGCGGTGGTAACCAGCTTGATGAGACAAACCTTATCACTACTACTGCTGAGGGCGGTGCTGGTGCGGCTGATAGCGCAAACGTTATTTACTCTACAACTGCTAGAACATCCGTAGCGTATCGTGTAATTGGGTTTATTGATAGCACTCAAGCAACCGCAGGAACATGGGCTACTGCACCTAGCACAATACAGGGTGTTGGTGGGCAGGCTTTAAGTGCTATGAGTAGCTTGGGGTACGGACAGACTTGGCAAGATGTAACCGCAAGTAGAGCGTCTGGGACGACTTATTACAACAGCACAGGCAAACCTATCACTGTTCTTATTAGTGTAGCGAACAGCGGTGGATTCGTGCTGAATTACACCGTAACAGTGGCGGGAACTACCCTGAACAATGTGCGTGTAGATACGTCAGCGCAAGCAACAACCGCATACATACCGACAACTGTTGTCGTTCCACCTGGAGCATCGTACTCAATAACGATCACCACAGGGACACTCAATAAATGGCTTGAACTGAGGTAATCAAAATGAACTACAAAGCACCTGACAACTCTTTACACTTCCTTGATGACGATTCATTTGTTCATCTACTCCCTGCTGGCTCAGTTCAAATTACTGATGCAGAAGCAGAGGCAATGCGTCCTCAACCACCAGAACTTACCTACGCAGAAAAACGTGCGGCTGAATATCCTCCAATGACTGACTATCTTGACGGTGTAGTCAAAGGTGACCAAGCGCAGATTGATGCTTACATTGCGGCCTGTCTTGCAATTAAAGCCAAGTATCCAAAGGCATAACATGAGTGACGAACTTGAATTAGATTTTGCGGTGCATGAGGCCATCTGCGCCCAGCGGTATGAAGCCATTCAAAAGACATTGGCTGACGGCGACAAACGCATGACCAAAATTGAGTACCTGCTGTACGCACTGATTGTCGTTGTGCTGTTTGGACCAGGGGTTGCTGCCGAATTCATAAAAACGCTGCTGAGGCTGTAAATTGATCCGTTCACCGCCGCCCTTGCCGCTATTGCCGCTATCAAGCAGGCCGTATCTTTTTACAAGGATTGCAAAGCAGCTTCCAAAGATGTCACCAGCATCACAATGGAGATTTCTGGTTACATCGGTAAATTTTTCGATGCCAATGAACAAGTCAAAACCGCCGCTGCCGAACAAAAGAAAAACCCGCCAAAGGGTAAATCACTAAAGGCACAAGCACTTGATAACATTTTTCAAGAGATGGAGCTAGAACGTCAAGCCACTGAACTGAGAGAGTTGTTGATTTACGGCGTAGACCCAGCACTGGGTGCGGTGTGGTCAAGGTTTCAAGATGAGTTTGAAAGATTGCAAGCTGAACAGGAAAAGGAAAGGTTAGCGCAAGAAGCCAAAGAAAGGGTAGCGTCATGGCAACGGCGAAGAATGCTAAACCAGCTACAGGACAGGGCGCTAATAATCGGGGCGGTAGCGATAGTTTTTATATACCTCCACCTGATGTTTTACGCAATCAGCCAAATGAGGATAGCGAAATGGGGTTCTTGATTTCTCTAATTGCAATGGTTGCTGTGTTTGGTGTGCTTTTGCCTTTGATGGCAATGCTGTACTTTGATATTTTGGAAGTACGAGAGCAAACCAAACAACAGCAGCAAACTGTTCAGAAATTGATTGACAAAGCAAAGGAAAAATAATGTTGCCAATACTTGCATCTCTTTTAGGCAGTCTTGCCCAAAACGGTTTGGGGCTGCTTTCCAGCGCCATTCAAGCCAAGGGCAAGGAAGTGGTTGAAAACACTTTGGGCGTGAAAATACCTGACGATCCTACACCCGAAGATGTCGCCAAGCTGCGCCAGCTTCAGTTTGACCACGAGGAAAGGTTGTTAGAGCTGGGCATTGAAAAAGCCAAGATGGAACTAGCCGAGCTTGACCTGTTGGCAAAGGCCGCGCAAAGTGACGCAGACAACATCACAGACCGCTGGGAAGCGGATATGGCATCTGACTCTTGGCTGTCCAAGAACATACGCCCTATGAGCCTCATAGCCATCTTTCTGGGCTACTTCTTGTTTGCCATGATGTCAGCCTATGGATTGAACGCTAATGAATCCTACGTCACCTTGTTGGGAAATTGGGGAATGCTGATTATGGGCGCTTACTTTGGCGGTCGCACGGTTGAAAAACTTGCAGAAATGAAAGGCAAAAAATGAAGGCAAAACTAACTTTTTTTGTAACGCTGATGGTCAGCTTCACTTTGTGCGTTGTCATCATCAGCATGGTTGGCGTTTTAATGATGGGCTTGTTTGACGAAAAAGTGGACAACGCTGAAATCTTCAAACTGATTAGCCCGGCATTTCAAACCATTGTGGGCGGGTTTATTGGGTTGTTGGCTGGCGTGAAACTGTCCCATGATGAGGAAGAAAAATGAGCTTAAGCACCGAACAAGCCGCATTCTTGCTGGACTTTTGTAAGCTGATCCAATACGCCACAGAGCAGGGTTTTGTTGTGACCGCCGGGGAGCTTGCCCGTACACCTGAGCAGCAGGCCATTTATTTCAAAACAGGTCGTTCCAAGACAATGAACAGCATTCACTTAAAACGGTGCGCCATTGATCTGAACTTCTTTAAGGATGGAAAGATCATTTGGGACAAGGCAACTATTGAGCCGCTGGGTCTGTATTGGGAAAGTCTGCATCCTAAAAATCGTTGGGGCGGTCATTTCTCTAATTTGGTGGATTGCCCTCATTTTGAGCGTAACGTTTAATCTGCAAAGATGTACAGCAGTAGGACAACACCAGCAACGCCAATCAAAGCGCCAAGAGACAAAACAAGGATGGTGACAATTATTTCTCCCATTTGGCACATAACTCCTTAACGGCTTTTGATTTACGGGGCTTGTCGCAGACTTTGCTGATTGATTTGTGCTTGGCTTTTTCCCTCAATTCAATGCTTGTCAACGGGTTTAGCGGGGCTGGATATAGCCCATGCCAACCTGTTACGCCCATCACCGCAGCCAAAACAAGGCGGTCAATCATGTGTAGTCACCTTCCTCAGTGTGTTCTGTCAGGCGCTTTTGTAAACGCTGGATGCGCTTTTCGTTGTAGCTAACAATAGACACTGCATATTCAACACCTGATTCAGCTTCTAATTTCTTTTTGTGTGCTTCTTTCAATTCAATAGCAATGATTTCTCGAATTGTCCTGGTTCGAGTAATTTCACGCAGGAATTTGCTGGTTGATTCTTTTAAGCTCATGTGTTGACTTCCTTAAGCTTAGATTCAATGGCTCTGGCAAAACGAATATGCACTTCCTCGTCAGCACCAGCGGCAGTTTGAAAAAGTACTTCAATCTCCTCGTCAAACAGCCCTACCCATGTGCGCTGTGAGTGGGTGTAGAGCGGTTCGTTATTTGGTGAAGGCTTACCATCAATACCACACACGGGGTCATCAAAGTCACGATAGCCATATTCACCGTGTAAGTTACTCCAATTTGGCGCTCTCCACGCCACAGGCTCTTGCTCTGGCTGTGCCAAGGCTTTTCTAACTGCGCTAATTGCCCTATCGTATATTGCCAAATATTCTGGTCTTTCATATTCTTCAATCAAGTGTTGGTTTTCTTCCAACGCTTCAAGCGCCAACTTCAATGCTTCTTGTGTCATAACTTTACCCCACAAACTTTTTCCATGTAAGCTACATAGCATTGGTCAATGGTTTCAAATTTTCTGTCATTAAAATCTAAAAACCAATACCTCTTTTCATTGAGCCATTCGCCAGTGCGTTTGTTTCGGTCGGTGTATACCTCGACTTGAATACTGTGTTTGTCATTGCGATACATACGCCTCGCACAAGTATCAAAAGTAATTCCCATCCTGTATTCAAACCGCAGTTCGCAGAATTCTTCAAACGTCAGTTCAATCATGCTTCACCTCTGGCTCTGATTGCATCCATACAATCGTACTTAGATGATTGTGCGTAATTCAAACCTCGTAAAACATTCATACAGGCTTCACGTTCTTTGGCTATTGCGAGGTTATAAAAATTTCTCAACGCTTGATGAAAAGAAACATTGATGTCTTGATACAGACCAGCTTTTCTTGCCATCTCAATGATTTCATCTTGTTTCATTGTGGATTACCTCCGCAGTGCATACAGGCTGTCGTAATGCTGATAATTTTTCGTTTGCATCTGCTGCAAATATAAGTTTGTCTCATATCAACTCCCGCTGAATAGGCATAATTTTCCATTCACGTTCCATGCGCCCTGATTTGGATTTAACAACCTTGCCCGTCAGACAAATTTCCCCGTCACGTTCTAATTCATGCAAACGCCTGGCTACTTGCATTGACTCTAACCCCGTCTGTGCGGCAATGCCATCTTTACCCAGTGCGCCATATTTTTCTAAGCAATCCACAATAAGACGGGCATGGCGGCTGGCAAGGTCTTTTGCAGACCCTGCTGCCTGCCAACTGGTCAAAGGGTCGGTGTTTCTGACTCTTGGATGCAGCATAATTACCCCTTAAAATTGAACATCATCATCAGCGGGTAAACCCTTGGGTTCAAATGGCTTTGGATCGTTTAAAAATGCCCAACCGTCCCAGCCGTTTTCCTTTAAGGGAATTACATCCAGTTTGAGCATTTCGCCATTGCGGGTTTCAATGATGCTACCGATGCGTTGGTAACGGTTCTTTGTCTGACCGTCTTTGTTTGTGTACTGACCGACAATTGCGGAAACTTCTTTTCTGATTTTTGACATTATTTGCTTTCAATGATTTCGTTAAGTTGTTGCACTTGGGATTCGACTTCAGCAAGGAATTTGACAATCTCTGCTTCAATCTCTGCAATGTAGGCATCGTCCCGATTAACACGGGTGACAAACAATTGCGCCTTGGCTGGCATTCTGGGATCAAATACAACGTAATCACAAAACTTTGTGCCAGTACAAGCCATTTGAAATTGCATCTGGGTAAAGTATTTGGTTGGTACTTTGCCTGTTAACAGTGCTTCAATCATGGTGGCAGTATTTGGGCATTTGATTTCCACAAGGCCATCATCCCCGACAAGGCCATCAGGAGAAGCGCCAGCCCATTCAATTGTTGGATGCGGTACAAAGCCCACTTCCTCAACCATAACGCCTTGTGCGGCCTCATAAGCGGCACGGGCAAACGGTTCTTGATCTGTACCCCATTGCATTGCGGCATTGGTGTACGACTCTGCCTTAGTCTGGGTTAGGCGTTCGACCACCAGTTGCGCCATGTAGTTTTCCCTGCTGGTGCTGTAACCCGTCTTTGTTTTTGCGATTACATCAGCTACCCTGCTTGCGGTGACTTTGCCTAATCTGATGGCAAACCAGTCTGTTGTGCCTTGAACAATTTCAGTTTCCATTTTCTTTCTCCTTTATGTTTCGTGCTTCTAACATTGCGTCTGCTATTTCGTAAGCGTGAATCGCCCGACTGTAGTTTGTGCCGCTGGCATTGCGTGCTTCCATTGCTTGCATAGCCTTTGCCGCAAAATAGTCACGAAGCGTCATTTTGTCCAACATATCAGACATTTGTTTTCTCCTTTTTAGCTTTTGCAATTCGGTCTGCCTTGGCTTTGATTACCTTGGCCTGCCATGCCTGATCACCATCACAGGCGGCGTAAGCTGCGGCGTAAGTGGTTTGTAATTCTTCTTTGCTGGCGCTGGCATCAATGGCGGCAATGTGATCTGCCATCTGACCAGCATCAACTTTGCTTTCTACTGTCGTGCGGCGGCTGGCGCTGTTACCGTCATCATCTTCTGGGGCAAGCCCTGTAGCGGCAAGCAAGCTGTAGCGTCTGGCGTAAGTCAAGGCCGAGCCGTAACCCTGTGGGTCTTGTTTGCTGGCGGGAACATGAAGTAACCCGCATTCCATGATTTCGCCAGATTCGTGGATAAACACAGTTTCAACCATCACGCCATCTTTGGATTCATAGGTGCGCTGCATCAAGCCTATGCCGTTGTCGTTTAAAGCCCCGATAACAGCCTCAACGCAATTAGATAGGTCAGCGTACTTAGAACGAAAATGCGGGTTTGTAGAGGTCTTTAAAGCAGGGCCAAACGCCTTTTGTGCTTTGACAAAGGCTGCGGCGATTTGTTTGCCGATTGGTGTTTCTTTTTGGAATGCACGTTCGATAATGTCTTTGGTTTCCATGATGTTTCCTTAGTAAGCGTATTTCGGGCCGCAAGTGACTTCCACTACGGTTTCAACTGTGTAGCCACCAATCTTGCGTTTTGCGTACAAGGGGATTGCACGAAGTCCTGCTGTTTCGCATTGCTTTACAGCGTCAATAACTTCATTCCTGCCCATTGGTTGCACTTGTTTGTCAACAATTAAGTCCTGATTGGGTGCTTGGGGCGTTGCGCCTGGCAGACTTGAACAGCCAGCAGATATGACCGCCAACCAGCACATGAGTGAATAGGTGATCATCTTCATTCCGAATCCTTTGCAATTAAGTCAAGCTGGCACTGTTTCAATTCTTCTTGGATGTTTTCCAGTTGGTAGATGTATTCCCGCAAGCGAGACTCCAGCAGGCCAACATGGTAGGCAAGGCGGTTAGCTGCGGGTTCGCCTCGATATTGCTTTTCAGCAACGTCACGCATGGCTTCAATAATTTGATCAATTGGCATTTATGCTCTCCAATATAAAACGTCAAGAATGACCACCACAATGGCGGCAACGGATACGACCCACAAAGCGACTTGTGACCAATCTGTGGGCGGGGTGTACTTTTCAATGTCAAACATAGTTATTCCTTATACGCAAAAATGTGCAAATGCACGTTCAAGGGAATCAATAACGGCGCTTGACAGTACGTTGTACAGCTCTGTCGTGCCAATATAGGCGTGCCACAAGTTGCCA